CCCTATAATCGGTACCAATAACTGTTGCTCCAGTTAAATCACTGGTATTTGCATAACCTGGCATTTTTTCTCCTATACCGTAGCTACTTGGTCAATACCTTGAATATAAAACGCAAGGCCCTCTGAGCCTGCAACTTTTACGACATCAGTCGGGTTTACACCAAATCTAAAAGTCTCATACACATTAAACCCGGGTATTGGTAGCGAGTAGGCAATTAATCCATAATCATCTGTATCAGTCACTCCTGTAGGAATTACGTATACGTAGACATTCGCGTCAGTTGAATGGGTGTTTACAGCGATTACAGATAAAAGATAGTTATCATCAGCTGTAAATAAAGTAGTACCGCTAGAACCAAAAGCCACCTCTGTAGATAACTTAGTTATGCCGCGTCGTTCAATTGCTGCCATTTAATATCCTAACCACCACGTAGTTGCTAAATCAGCACTTCCGGCTGTTCCTGTACCAGCAGGACCTGTTGGTCCTTGTAAACCTTGTGGTCCGGTTGGTCCTACGTTTCCTTGTGCACCTTGTGGACCTGTTGGTCCAGCAGGAGCTGCGCCAACTTCAACCCAGTAGTTGTCATAGTATATGAAAGCTTTACCAGTTTCTGGGTCAAACCAGGCATCTCCCGGCAGTGCTGTTGTAGGCAACGTGGAATAAGCAAAATTACCTATTGCTCCTGTAGGACCAGTAGCTCCAGTTGGTCCAGTAGGTCCTGTTACAGAAGCACCTGTGGGACCTGTAGGTCCCGCAACTCCTGTGCTAATTACTATAAGAATAAGGTTGTGGTCATTACTAAAGTTTGTAGTACCAAGACCACCTGATGTTTCAAGATTTACGGGAATAGCTATATAGGAATCATTAACAACAGTAGGAGTCGCTGAGATTAGCCATCTCTGGTAGTTCAGTGAACTGTCTGCATCCTGGACAATAATCAAGTCGCCCGTTTTTAGAATAGATAGGAACACGTCAATATCTATACCGTCGTTTGTTAAGTGACTTACAGTTACTGTTGTAGCGCTAGCCTGCGTTGAGTTATTCCACTGCAATTTTCCAGATGCAGGGATTCCTGTTGTTGCGGTAGAAGAAGTGTACTTATATAAACTTGAAGACTGACCCGGTGAACCTTGCGGACCTGTAGCACCAGTTGGTCCTGTTGGACCAGTTACTGTGCTTGCAGCACCAGTTGGACCTGTTGGTCCAGTGTCTCCTGTAGGACCAATATATCCAGTTAAACCTGTGGCACCAGTTGGTCCAGTAGCACCTGTGGCACCAGTTTGACCTGTTGGACCAGTAACTGTGCTATTTGCACCAGTCGGACCTGTTGGTCCAGTTGGTCCTTCAACAGTTGATGCAGCTCCAGTAGGACCTGTTGGTCCTGTAGGGCCAGTCGCGCCTTGCTCAGCTGCTGTACCTTGTGGGCCTTGTGGACCGGTAGCCCCAGTTGGACCTGTAGGCCCCTCTACGGTTGAAGCTGCTCCTGTTGGTCCTGTTGGACCTTCTAATCCTTGAGCTCCAGTTGGTCCAGTCGGTCCAACAGTTCCAGTTGGTCCAGTCTCACCAATTAATCCTGTAGCTCCTGTGGCACCAGTTGGTCCAGTAGCTCCCACATTTCCTTGAGCTCCAGTCGGTCCAGTAGGTCCTTGTAATCCTGTGCTTCCTGTAGGACCTGTAGGTCCAGTAACTGTACTTGCCGCACCTGTTGCTCCTGTCGGTCCTTGTGCACCTTGTGCACCTTGTGGACCTGTTGGTCCTTGAATATTTCCAACGTTTTCCCAAACATCGTTTGCTTGGTCCCATACATAAAGACTTCCGTTTACTAGGTAACCTTCGCCAGCATTTCCAGTTGGCTGTGCAGCATTAAGAGCTGCTTCACTGTTATAAGAACCTAATATATTTACGCCAACACCAGCAGGGCCTGTAGGACCTGTTGCACCTGCAGCACCTGAAGCACCAGTCGGACCAGTTATACCTACAGGTCCTAGTGGTCCTGTCACACCTTGCGGTCCAGTTGGACCAGTCGCGCCTGTAGGTCCAGTAGAACCAGTAGGACCAGTAGCGCCAACAGGGCCTGCAACAGAAGACGCGCTACCTGCAGGACCAGTTGGTCCAGTAGCACCTGTAGGTCCTTGAGAGCCTGTTGTACCAGTAGAAACAGTTACTTGAACAGGAGTTTGTGGCGTGACAATAATTTCATCAGGCATCAGTCAGTAATTTCTCTTTCGCAGAATATTTGACAACGAATATACGTTTGTTCAAAGGTTGAATCACTCAAAGATGTAGCTTGTAAATCCCAGAACGCTCTAACAGGAATAACTTGAGTCTGTTGTTTTGTTAGAGATAGACGTAGTTTTTTAGTTGGAGCGTCTTCAACTGTGATTGTAAACGTAGCCCACAATGATGGAGAGCTAGGATATGTTCTAATTTGAGCTTTAAATACTAAATCATTAAAATTAGTGTTGTCTGGAAAATCGAATATTCCATACCAAGAGTCGCCCTGCTGAAGGATGATGTCATAAATTCCAGCTGTGCTTGGAAGAGGCGTTCTTCCAGTCATGTCATTTGGAAGGTATACACGCTCTGGACGACGTGAGTCATCAATTTCTTGAGGCATGAATATCGGAACAAGTTTGTTAGTAGTTCTGCTTACTCGACGTAGAGTAGCAACCTCAATGCGATGAATTCCTATATTTAGAGCAGCGCATAGCATTTTGTACTGTTCCATGCGTTGTTGTATAAGATTTGTAAGCTGGTGGTATCTCTCAGAACGCGGGATGGTCACGCCGTCTGGTGCGAAGATGTTGATGTCAAAGGCAGCGTCTGTGGCCAATGTGTATAGGCCTTCTATCGATGACAAGATGGTTACTGGGTATACCTCAACCTCGGGAAGCATGCCAATAGTCATGGCTCTTCCATAGCTATCTGTTCTATTAAAAGTGTGTTGAGTTACTGCAGTATTAACGAAATAGGTAATTTCTGAATCTGAAAAGTATCTAAAGACGCTTCCTGTCACAGTTATAACTGCGTTATTAGCAGGAGCTGTTACGAAGTGAATAACTCCGTGTTGAGCCTCAATAGTAAAATGAGTTGGGTTAGCTCTAGCGACACCGTTTACGGTCACTAATAGTGTTGATGTATCAACGGGCTTGACGCCAAGAACAAAATCTACGGTACTTCCGTCACCTGTGAAAGTCTTCGTGAATTGTTTGGGTTGGTCACCAAGCTCCATACGGACCTTAGATACTAGGTCTGCAAGAGTTGCCACATTTACTCCTTATTCACGCATAACAGGCTACTCTAATGGTGCCGTGTAGCAGGTTTAAAAACTGGTTAAACGAAACAGCGGGCTACAAATAGCGCCCGCTGCCCCGCCTAATCGTGCGTTTAGAGAATCTGAGCCACGTATCCTTTTTCCTGAAGGTGAGCTGCAACGTCTTTAGTAACAGAATATTTGTTACCAACTTTGAACGTATAGCTAGTTCCTGCACCTAAAGTCATGTTTTCAATGTCATCTGTAACACGGATAACTACTGTGTCGTTTCCAACTGCTCCAGTTGTTTTAACTTCATCAACTACGATAGTGGTTAGACGGTTTGGCTGTGTTGCGTCGATGACTTCGTTCTCTGCTTTGAACTGCGCTTCCGCAGTAGCTAGAGACATTTCACCTGCACGCTTTGATTGCTCTTCAGCAAATTCTTTAGCAAGGGCTTCTCGCTGGCGTCCTGTGTAATCAGTCGCCTTCGGTCTATTATTAGCCACGTTATATCCTCCGATTTAGTATCTGTTGTTTTTGGTTAGGGGCGGGTTTTTAGGCCCGCCCCCGAACTTTTTAAATTAGTTGGTTTCTGCAATAACTACAGCCTGGTCAGTAATTAGACCAAGACCGAAGATTGAGTACCAAGCAAGTGCATGCTCACGACCGAAGTCAAGGATACCGCCATCGCGGAGCTCAACTGGTAGAGAGATTGCGTGACCGAATGCGTTATCTCCAATGAAGATAGAGTCATAGCGGTCTGAACCACCGTTACCGGTAAATTCAGCTGGTGAAATGTATCCGCCGCCTGCTGTAACTGTTGGAGTTGTAGCAGTATCGGCTGAGTAAGAAGTACCAGCACCACCAGCGACCTTGCGGACCTGAGTGGTTTCGATGAATACGCAGTCGTATAGACGTCCGATTTCACCAAGCATGAAGTTTCCAGGAGCGGCGTACTTCGTTACTTCGATGAACTCAGGAACGTCACGTAGACGACGTGATTGGTGAGGGTGAACGAATGCCACATAGGTCTCACCTAAGCGTGGAATGTTCTTGGTTGACAAGGTCTCAACTGCATCCTTGACTACGTGAGGAGTCATGTTGAATGCACCGGTCATGCTTGCACGAGTTGTGCCTACAGTTCCGTAGCCGTACCAGTCATTAGCAGCAGAAAGACCAGAACGGTCTTCTCCGTAAATCTTGGATGTTGCTGAGTAGAGAGTGTCGCGGCTCAACTTATCAAGATAAAGAGCCATGTTGCGTCCTAGAAGACGTGAAGCAGAAGCCATAACGTCATCGAAAGAAGCATTAAGTAGTAGCTCAGAAACTGCAAGAGCATATCCATGCTCAGATACAGTGATTGAGAACTGTTGCGCTGTTAGCGCATTTGTCTGCATACGTACACCTTCGACAAGTGCGTTAGCAAAGCCGAGGTTGTTGTAACGTAGGAAGTTGATTTGAAGACCAGGTGCAACACCAAGTTCAGTCTTCTTGACTGCGAATTGCTCAAAGCGAAGGATTGGCATTGCCTGGAAAAGGATTTCCTTTGACCAGATTTGCTGAATCGCTTGAGTCAACTGTGTGTTGGTACCTGAATAGGCTGTTGGGGCTGCGGCTAGATTGCCGGTACCCGTAATACCAGATGCCATTTAGTTATACTCCTTAGTTGGAATTTGGATTTGGGGGTTTAGCCGAACAATCCCGAGCCTTGACCCTGAGCTTTTGGACTCAAAAGTCTTTGGCGATATTTTGCGTATTCGTTCATCGGCATAGCTGA